CTTGGATGACAATTCGTGAATGTAGGGTTGCTGATTCTTGAAAGTCAACGTCGGGTATTTTGGCGCCTAAGACTGTTTCGGGGTGAGTCATTGAGTCCAACCAATCATTACGGAATGTGAATTTCGTTTTGTTGAGTGGGTGAACACTTGGACTTGACTTTGCCACAATTGGGGTTGAATTTGGTTTCGGATGTGGTGAAGCTTTGTTGGTTGTTTTAGCGGTGCTTTTAACAGCTTTTGGTGTTTTAACCGTGGGTGTCGTTGTTTTGGGTTTGTTTGACACCTTTGGTTTTGGAACATTTTTGAGTTGTTTAGCACTTGTCTTTCCTGTGGGAGAAGACATGTTCGGGGTGAAATTTGCGCATTTGCCTCGATTAATGGAAGGGTCGGCAAGCCTTTTCAAATCTACCAGTACACTACCATAATTAATCACTCTGGCATAATGATTGCTCAAAATGACAACGACGTTGAATGCAAAATGAATTGCACATCGTTTCCAGAGTGGTTTATCTTTCGTGTAACAGTGCATAATGAAGGCTGGAATTGCACTAAGGACAAATCCTCGGTTGATTAGCTCAAGTAATCCAAAAAGACTTACGGGGGATTTTGATCCCTGTTCGAAAATCTTAATGGCTTCCTCAAACATCACAGCGCCGAGTACAGTTGCCAAAACAATGTGGACCGGAACTACCTCCAGTGCTTGACCTGTTGCTAACAGTTCACATACCAGATTAAATTCCTCCATCTTGAGGTTGGCCAAATCAAAAACTGGCATTTTACCATCTTCAAAACCCACGTCCGCATCAAAAATGCGGCGTAACAATGGGTGGTCGATTGAAGAGGTGTAATGTTTGTAATTTGATTTAACCCAATCCTCAAGGTCCTTCAATTCAGTTATCGTGATTCCATATCTTTGAGCATAATCAGCAAATGTCCTTTCAGTTGCCGCATGGCAACCGGTGGGGGCTAATTTGTGTTGATTGTCTTTTGAAACTTGGTCTCTCACACGAAGCACCTTCTTTGGGGATGCATCTCGCATGAGGACGCGTGTTTGTTTCAAAATCAAATCATTGACTACGCGTAAAATAGGAACGTGTGACACTGCATTAACATTGCCTTGTGCAACTTGGTTCATCCAAATGATTCGTTCCATTTGATCATATTGGGTATGCCAGCAAAAACAAGCTTTTGAGAGCCACCGGCCAATCAGTGGTGACAAAACAACGCGGTTGTGAATTGAGTTATCCGGTATAAATTGGTTTTCACAATTTTCACAGGACTCCAAATGTTCAGGGGACATCACTCTCAAATGACAATCTAAGAGATCAGCGTGCACCCAAACCATGGAGCAGAAATCACCTCCTGACAAGAAGGGACTCCATTTAATTTCAAGTTCAATTCCACGTTGCCCGAAATACTTTAAGGCTGATTCTTTCAGGTACTCGCCGTCCACCCACATACCATCAACTTCATTTGTAATTTCGGCAGTGGAAAATTTTCTTTTCCTACCTACTTTTGCAATTTCTTGTAAATAGTACGTGAATGCACTTTGGGTTTGTCCTTTGAAAGCGTCAACGGCAAAAAATAAGTCAGCATCATCACCAGCAACAACAATAAGATACGATTTTTGCGATATACCAAGATGGTTTAACCAACACAAAAACATATTACCAATGATGAAAGAATTTTTCAATGAGACAGCTCCTTCGCCTGTCAATACTTTGCGTGTATCGGCGACGTTGCTGCTCAATTTTGCTTCCACCGGTGTGTAATACCAATGTGTTAATTGTGGACCAATAAGGTTACCTTCAATCCTGTCTTGAGAAAACATGAGTGTTTCTTTGGACGGTTGATGTGTAACAGGGTGTATCGGAAAACCGTTTTCTCCTACCAATGTTGCTTTCCAATTGCGTCGGGTTGTTTTTGCGTGAGGTACTTGAAGAGTCTGATCTAACATCAAATACTCCTCTCCTCCAGGCATTGTGGGTACACCAATATTGATCAGAAATTGTTCATAACCTTGCAATTTTGGTGAATCCATATGCGCATCATTTCCAGAACTATCGCTAGAGAAATGAATGACTGTCTCGTTATCTACATAAAACTGGCGAATGCGTGATTCAGCAAGTGTTACGTTTGTACCCGTTGCATAAATGATTGGTTCCTGTACGCCACTCCAACAAGCTGCGAGGTAACGTTGAACGTTCCAGGTTATTGGATTCATGGCGCCTACAACTTGCTCTTTAGCAATGAAGATAATGCGAGGATTATAAACCACATTTTCACCAATTGAGTTGACTTTGATGATGTTTTCCACTTTGGTCATCATATCCATCTCAGTTGATTGGTACGCAGAGTTGTGCTCATAACGACGGTTATAAGCATCCAACATCTGGTCTTGTTTGTGTTTCGGAATGTTCTCGCGGTCTCTCCATTTTTGCACGTTGATATCCCACAAAATTTTGATCTTGCCATTGTCATTGACATAGTACAAATCTTCTGCATATGGGTGTTTAAACACTTGATCATCAGAATTCCTTTCCATCCACGTGAGACAACGTCCCATATAAGGTGAAAAGTCTGTTCCATAATCAGATTGTTTATGCTCCATAATGTAGCGATTTCGTACGGCAGTTTCAAGATTGTGAGAACACGAGCGTGCAACTTGCGGTCGAGCGAAGTCAAGTGCTATTCCTACCTGAACATTCCCTACAGTGGATTCGCATTCATGGGCTGAAACATGTTCAACTTTGAATTTGAAACCCAACTGAACGGGTTTGAGAGGTATTCCTAAGCTACAGTAACTTAAACCATTTAGGTGAGTGTCATGTTTTACAATTTGGACGGGGGCATCACACAGTCTTTTCCAAGAAGTGGGTGTTACAGTTATGAATGATGACCTGATTTTTTTCTTAGGTGGTTCGTTTTTCGCCAAGTAAGCTTCAAAAACTAACCCGCCAACAATTCCTGCATTGAATAATGAGTTGCCTTGCACTTGCTCTTTCAAAGCGTTTAAGCTTTGCCAGAGAGTTTTGGGTTTGGGCATCATTCCAGGAAGAATTTTTGGGAGAGATTTTGACAATGCGGAGACCATCGAGCTGATATAGTAACGTATGTAGAGTCCCGTAGCCAAACCAACCAACATTGCTCCTCCGATACGCCATGGTGTGGGACAAATTTTAACTCTTCCACGAGTGAAGAATTGAACAATTGTGTCCAACATGTCGTAACCATTGAAGGTTTTGTCAGTTGTTTGACGTAGTTCCTCATTCATGACAGCAGTTTCGGACATATGCGCCTGCATATGAGCGATTTCCTGCTTCATGTTTTTGTTAAACGGTACTGTAATCAGCAAAGGATAGATCATCTCAAAGTGTTCAGGTGTTAAATTGTACAATTTGAGTGCATTTTTCGCTTTACGCAAGTACTCTTCCCACTCAGCTTTTGAACGTTCCTTAAAGGACATTAAAAGAGCCAGTTTGGAAAGAGAACTTTTGGGAATAACACGGATTGATTCCTGATGCCAAAACATAAATGATTCGTAAACAGAAACCACTCCAGCCACTCGGATAAAGTCGGGATCAATCGGTTTGTAAAGCCCACTACCCATTTGTGATAAGTCAATGGGCGCAAGATCATTGGAGCGCACCGCCGTAGAAAACGGGATTGGTACGACGTTCAATGTGTCATAAACACTTTCGGTGTCATCGCGAGTATCCAACGTGATTCGAGTGATCAGTAAGTTCCCAATTGAACGTACCGTGTTGATTCGCAATGTACCTAAATGTGTTCGTAACGCATTTTGGTTGTACCAAAGTTGGGCTGGGTGTCGATAACTTGAATGGTCATCGGAGCACTTGACGTCAACTGTACAATCATTTTCTTCATGTTCCATGTAGGTGAACTGCATTTCACTGAGAAAATGTTGTGGAAAGTTTGAAAAATCCAGTCTAGCAAAATAAATTGCCCTTGCATTTTTGCCCACAATCAGTCGCGCCAGATCTTCTGGTTTGGCTTCATATAGGCCGTTAATTGAAATAATGTAGTCGGCACTCGAACAAGTGCAATCCACGTAATCACAATCGCAAAATTGTTGAAA